TAAATTAGGAAAAGCAAAAGTTCCTATGGTCGTCACTAATCATACTTATGATGTTGTTGGATCATATATTCCAATGAAAGAAATGGGTGGTGGTAGTGGACTTAAATATGCCGCAAGTAGTATTGTTTATCTAAGTAAGAAAAAAGAAAAAGACGGAACTGAAGTTATTGGTAATATTATCAAAGCAAAAAATCAAAAGTCTAGACTAACAAAAGAAAACTCAGATTGTGAAGTTAGATTAACATACAATAAAGGACTTGACAAATATTATGGATTACTTCAACTTGCTGAAAAATATGATATATTTAAAAAAGTATCTACGAAGTTTGAATTACCAGATGGTCGAAAAGTATTTGGTAAAACTATAAATGATGATCCACAGTCATACTTCACAGATGAAGTTATGGAAAAACTAGAAGAAGCGGCAATGAAAGAATACTCATATGGAGGCAACAATGAGTGAAATGAAACAAGGTGATTTAGTATCTGTTTTAACACCACATGGTGAATTTGTTGGAAGACTAGAAAAAAATGATGATACAGGCGTACATCTAAGTAATCCAAAAATGATGGTTAGCACTAAAGAAGGAAACATGGGTTTTGCAAGAGGTGTTTGTATGACAGGTGAGGAAAATCCTAAATCAATAATTTTTAGAAGTGGTGGTATTATATTAGTCACACCATCAAATCAAAATATAAACAAAGCATATACTGAAGTTGTAAGTGGATTAGTCACTTGACAAAAAAGAAATTCAGTTATATCGAATCAGCAAACTACCCAGATCAAACTTGCATAGGGATCAACGAGGGAGAGTTTGCTGGTGTAATTTATAAATATGGTAAAGTCACACCAATAGAAAAAGATGATAAATTGACAATGCAATTTGAATATGATATTATAGAAAACAATGCAATACCTAGAGAAAAGTTTGGCGATAATTTTTTTAATTTAATAGGTGATATACTAATGGATATACTTGATGAAAAATATAACACTAACGATACTAGAAAACTTAGTAGCAAATGAAGAATATGCTAGAAAAGTTTTACCATTTTTAAAAGAAGAATACTTTCAAGATAGAAATCAAAGAATCGTATTCAAAGAGATAAGTTCTTTTGCGTTAAAGTATTCAAAACTTCCAACAAAAACATCTTTGGAAGTTGAACTTGATAACCGAAAAGATTTAACTGAACAACAATATAAAGACATAACAAATATTGTTAGCAACTTTACAGATGATGCAGTTGATATAGAGTGGTTAACTGATACTACCGAAACATTCTGTAAAGATAGGGCAATCTATAATGCCGTCGTGGACGGAATCTCTATTATTGAAGGTAGAGATTCCACACGTAAACCTGATGCACTTCCAAGTCTTTTGACAGATGCATTATCTGTTTCTTTTGATAATAGAGTTGGTCATGATTATATAGAGGATGCATCAGATAGATTTGAATACTTACATCGTAAAGAAGAACGTATTCCATTTGACTTAGAATATTTCAATAAAATTACAAAAGGTGGACTCCCACAAAAAACATTAAACATTGCACTTGCTGGAACTGGTGTCGGTAAATCTTTGTTCATGTGTCACATGGCTGCAAACTGTATAAATCAAGGACGGAATGTTCTTTACATTACACTAGAAATGGCAGAGGAAAGAATCGCAGAAAGAATAGATGCGAATCTTATGAATGTAAGTATGGATGCACTTCAAGATTTACCTAAACCAATGTACGATGATAAGATCGAAAAGATCATGAACAAAGTAAAAGGTAAACTGATTATAAAAGAATATCCAACAGCATCAGCACATACTAATCACTTTCGTTCATTACTACAAGAACTATCAATCAAAAAAAGTTTTAAACCAGAGATAATCTTTGTAGATTACTTAAATATATGTGCTTCAAGTCGTTTTAAAGGGGGCTCAAACATTAATTCATATACACTAATCAAATCTATCGCAGAGGAATTAAGGGGTCTAGCAGTCGAAAATAACGTGCCTATCGTGTCTGCTACACAGACAACTAGAGGTGGATATGTATCAACTGATATAGGACTTGAGGATACATCTGAGTCATTTGGACTACCTGCGACAGCAGACTTTATGTTTGCATTGATCTCAACTGAGGAAATGGAAGAGTTGCAACAAATTACAGTCAAACAACTAAAAAACAGATACAATGATCCTACTGTAAATAAAAGATTTGTTTTAGGAATAGATAGATCAAGAATGAAACTATATGATGTTGAACTAAAAGCACAATCTGATCTTGTAGATAGTGGGCAAGAAGACGAAATACCAGCACTAGATAAATCTACCAGTGGTGAAAGATATGCGAAATTCCAAGAAATTAAAGTCTAGATATTATGTGGATTTAGATGATTCTAATTTAAATTATCCATATAATTGTATAGACGTAAAGACAAATGAGGTGGTATGGAACTTTGAATTTGAAGAAGACGCTTTAGAATGGTGTAAGAATCAAAACAAAAAACCAACTTTTGGTAAGGATAGAATACCTCCACATATGAGGATGTATAAAACATAAATATATGAGTAATAAATGGGGGAGCGATGTCTATTAGAAAGTTTGTACAACAAGTAAGGCCTAGAGAACAATCATACAAACCTAAATTAATTATTGTTGAAGAACTTCTTGCTGAAGAAGAACTTCCAAAAGATATTATGAGGGGTTTAAGTTATGAGAAGTCTGAGAAACAATCTACATCTAAAAGAGATGTTTATATTGTTCGTTCATCAGATAGAGAAACTGATAGAGATGAAATACTAAGAAATCTAAATCAAGCAGGCATTAAGGCATCTCTTGGAACAAGTTCATCATCAGTTGATCCGATTGATGGCATATATCAAAACAGAAACTTTAGAATTTTTGTAAAACCATTATCTGGTGGTATGGGTGAAACTACTTTAAACTCTAGTATCACAGAGTTATTTCCCTTAATCGCATTCGAAAAAAAATATAATCCAAAAGATATCATATCATTTCATCAATTTTTACTAGGTGTTGATGTTTCAAAACTCAAATGTGTTGGGCCAAAAGATATAAAAGCCGCAGAGGAAACAATAAACAAAGCAGATACATCCACTAAGTTTAAAGAAAAAATGGCAAACGCTATTGGTGTTCTTAAATACATTCAACAAGAAGATAAAAATAAAAAGATAAAAAGTTTGTTTTGGGGATACAGAGCAAAGCCTGCAGGTGTACCTAGTAAACACCCAGGTGATATGTTTATTACTTACAACGATAACAAAATTTTAGGTGTTAGTTTAAAGGCAGGTGGAAAGAAAACATCTGAACCACAATTAAACACTTACATAGGAAAAGTTTTTGATGAGTTCAAAGATAGAAACTATGGTAAACTAATGTCATTGGCATACAAATCAGTTTATTCTAAAATACCAGGTATGCCACCTGAGAGATCATTTATTAGAGATAGAAAAACAAAAGATATATTAAGAGACTTTGATAAAAAAAATAATGCACAATATGAAAAATTTTACAATGATTACCTTGAGATTATGAGACAAGGAATAGTCAAATTATTTAATAAAAATAAAGATAATACAATAAAATATATTAAAACAAATATACTTAGAGATGCACCTGATGTTCCTACCATAGTGATTAAAGCAGTTGGTAGTGATTACGAAGAAGTAACAGATAAAGATCAACTAGGTGTTTTTTTACCACAAGTAAAATTTATTAAGGCAACATCATCTCAATCATCTAAACAAAATTGGTTTATAGAATTGACATCTGGCCCAGATACTTTGAAAATGAGTATGTCTATTCGAACAAATAAATCAGGTCATGCTGGATTAAAAAAGTTAGGTCAATTTAGTCTTGCAGTAAAATACAATGGATTATCAAAAAAATGATACAATTTTTAGAAGAACAAGCAGGTAAGAACTTACATTTAGAACACATCGAGGATGAAATAATAAACTTTGGTGTGCCAGGTGGAAGAGGCGCAATAAACTTTTTAAGAAGTTTAAGAGATATGTTAGCAGGTGCAAGTAGATCATCTGTAAATATGACTGTTAAATGGGATGGCGCACCAGCGATATTCGCAGGTATAGACCCAGAGGACGGAAAGTTTTTTGTTGCAAAGAAGTCAGTATTCAACGTAAATCCAAAGTTATATAAGACAAACGCAGAGATTGACGCAGATTTATCTGGTGAACTAAATGCAAAATTTAAAGTTGCACTAAAAGAGTTTGCTAAATTAGGTATCAAAGGAGTTCTTCAAGGTGATCTTATGTTTACTAATGATCTTGAAACTGATACAATAGATGGTGAAAAAGTTTATACATTTCAACCAAACACCATAGTTTACGCAGTACCAGTTGATTCTGATCTAGGAAAGATTATGAAAAAAGCAAAGATAGGAGTTGTATGGCACACAACATACTCTGGCAAATCATTACCTGTTATGAAAGCATCTTTTGGTGCGAACATCAGTAATTTAAACAAGTCTGCTTCGGTTTGGATGGATGATGCAACATACAAAGACGTATCAGGCAAAGCCACATTCAATGCCAAAGAAACTGCACTGGTTACAAAAACACTATCAGATGTAGGAAAGACATTTCAAAAAATTAATGCACCAATGTTAAATAAATTTCTTAGACTTCAAGAATCAATGACTGGCGCATTAGCAGGTGCATCATATAAAACTTATACAAACAGTAAAGTGAGAAGAGGGGAAAAAGTTAAGAATGCAAACAGACATGCTGCAGAATATGTCAATTGGGTACAAGATTCAGTAAAAAAACAGATTGATAAAGTAAAAACACCTGCTGGAAAGAAAAAATATGAGAATATATCTAAGCAATATACCATAGAAATCAAAAAACATGTTAGAAATTTGACTGAAGTCGTTAAGTTTCAAAATTTTATGATTGATGCAAAAATGCAAATTGTTAGAAAACTAAATAGTGTAAAACAACTAACAGGCACGTTTATACGCACAGATAATGGATATAAAGTGGTTAACCCAGAGGGTTATGTTGCGATAGACAGAGTGTCTGGTAACGCTGTGAAATTAGTCGATAGAATGGAATTTTCGTTTAATAATTTCACTGCAATAAAGGCATGGGATAGATGAAAAACATAAAAGATTTAATAAACGAACTCAAAGAACGAGTCGTATCAGTCGCTCAAAGAAGAAAGATCGGCAGAAGAATGGCTCGCCTCGCAAAAACATCAGCATTTAAAGCCAAAAGAGAAAGAGCAATGAAAAAGATTGCCACACCTATGAAACAACGTGTCAAGGCAACTAAGATGGCAAGAAAACTTATTCGTAAGAAATTTTATCCAAAATATGATCAGATGGCACCAATGCAGAAGATGAAAATAGATCAAATTGTAAATGCAAAATATGGTGCTGCAATTGAAAAGATTGCAAAGAGAAATTTAATAAAAGTTAAAAAAGCAGAGATTGAAAAAGTCAAAAGAGCAAGACAGAAAAAAGATGATTAAAAAATTTAATGCATATGAACAACCAGGCAAATCAGTTGTGTTTGCATTTGGTAGATTTAATCCACCAACCACTGGTCATGAAAAATTAATTAATAAAGTGAAACAAGTTGCTGGATCAGATGAATATAAAATATATCCTAGTTTCTCACAAAATCAAAATAAAGATCCATTGCCACACGCACTAAAGATAGCGTACATGAGAAAAATGTTTCCAAAACATAAAAGAAATATTATTGCTGATAGAAAAGCAATCACTGCAATAGATATTGCAACTAAATTATATGACCAAGGTTTTAGAAATTTAAGAATGGTTGCTGGTTCAGATAGAGTAAAAGAGTTTGAAACATTATTAAAAAAGTATAATGGTGTGGAAGGTAAACGACACGGATTCTATAAGTTTGATAATATTGATGTTGTGTCTGCTGGAGAGAGAGACCCAGATGCAGAAGGTGTATCAGGTATGTCAGCATCTAAGATGAGGTATCATGCAAACAAAGGTGAGTACGATGATTTTGCTGATGGTTTACCTAAAGGATTTAAAGACGGAAGAAAATTATTTAGAGATGTTCGTAAGTACATGGGTATTAGAGAACAGAAAGACATGGGTGTCATGAATGAATATGAAGAACTCAGAGACAGATATTTAACAGGTCAGATATGGAAGATTGGTGATTTAGTAGAGGCAAAGGGTATCGAGGGAAAAATAATTCAAAGAGGAACAAACTATATTACATTTAATGATAGTCAAGGCAAAGTTCACAAAGCATGGTTACACGAGATAAAAGTAGAACAAAAAAAAATTACAGCAGTAAGACAAGATAAAGATGTAAAAGATAAACCAGGTACGCAACCTGCAAAATATTACTCTGGTGTAAAAAAGAAAACTAAAGACGCAAGAGCTGCACATTTTAGAAAAGGTGCAAAAATGGACGATGACAATCCAGCTGCATACAAACCAGCACCAGGTGATTCTAAAGGTAAAACTAAACCATCTCAATATACAAAGAAGTTTAAAAAAATGTTTGGTGACTCATATGATATAGGTAAAGACTATGGTGATCACACAAGATCTGTTACACCTGGCGAAAATAAAAAGTTGACAAAAGAAGATATTGAAGGTTGGTATAAAAATGAGGATATACACGAAAAGTATGAACTAAGATATGGAGACAATTGGTATATTAAATTAACAGAAACATATAATAAACTTCTTGAAAAGGTTGAAGTTGTTCATGATAATTGTGGTACACCAGATTGTTGTGGTCAATGTGCTGATGCAAATATTACTGAACAAAAGAAAGAAACATTAGATTCTTTTGGTACTTTTATATTAAGAAATGCTTGGGGTGAAATAGTTGAGTCTGCTGAGTTTGAGGGAAGAAAAGTTAAATTAAATGATCCTATACGCACAAGTGAAAATCCTAATAAAAAATTTAAAGTATATGTCAAAAACGAAAAAGGTAACGTAGTTGTAGTTCGTTTTGGTGATCCTAATTTAGAAATAAAAAGAGATGACCCTGCCAGAAGAAAATCATTTAGGGCAAGACATAATTGTGATAACCCAGGGCCAAAAACAAAGGCTAGATATTGGAGTTGTCAACAATGGAGAGCAGGCGCAAAGGTAGA